CAACAACTGAAGCCTGAAACTACAGAACGCATTATGACAACCATTAAAAATGTAGGTGCTACACCTGTTGGCTTGTCAATGAGAGATGTAAGTAATAATAATGACCTAACTACAGTTGGTGGAACAGAAATAGCAAATCAAAGACAACTAGCTAATGTAGACGAAGCGGGTTTTTATTCTAAGGCAGAACAGGCTATATTTGATAGTATGCCTAATGAATTACCTAAAAATCAAGTACGTGGTTGGTTTGAAAAAAGAGGTGTATCACAAACTGAGTTAGCTGATTTAGGAATACTTTCCATGATTGACAACATGGAGGAAGGTAAAAAAGTAACTAAAGAAGGATTGTTAGAACACATTGCTGATCAACAATTAACATTTTCAGGAACAACTTTAGCTGATACAAATAACTTTGATTATGATTCTGATCACTATGATCCTGATAATCATTCACTTCAAATGCCTGATGCTACTGCTGATTACATGAATAGATACAATAATGGTGATGTAAACTGGAATCAAATTTTAAGAAGTGATGATGAACCTGATGATTGGTTAGATATACAAGGAAACAATTGGAGGTTATCACCTGATAGTGAAGATAGAGCTGTGATGTACGCTGAAGATATATTTCTTGATGAAATAGGTTCAAGTGAAAGAATTAACCCATCACCTGATGGTGAAATTGCTAGAACTATGGGTGGTAGCAGAAATCATTATCCTTTTAACAACGTACCTGATAGAGAAAGAATGGAAGGTGATCCTGAGATTGGTTACAATGGAGATTTTAGAGATCATATGGATATATCTAATTTAACACTTGTTAGATACATGCATGAAGCTAATCCTGAAAGGTATCCTAAAACAAAATCTATGGAGTTAAAAGGCTTATATTCTTTGTTAGAAAGTAATAAACGACTTGAGAATGATGCTACTGGAACACATCCTGAAATTTTACAACTATTAAGAGATAACGCAGAACCAACAGAATCGGTTATGCAACAAATTGCTATGCTAGAAGCCGACATTATGGATGATATACGTAGTGGCAATCTTGAGTGGGATATAGAAATGCTACGAGAAGCTGATGGACTTAATACTCCATATGATATGCCAGGAATAAATAGACGTAAATACGATATGCAAGATGCACTAGAAAAAATGGGTAGAGATTTATATTTAAATGATCCTGAATTTGAAATATTTATACCTGTAGAAGATGTAGATTATACAGCGTATGGTAATGATAGCATTGGCTACAGAATATCAACACCTCATGATGGATTTAATCACAACAGTAACGATTTAGAAGATATTTATGATCTACCAGCTTTAGAATCAGGCATTTTAGAACATGCAAGACAAGAGGGTTATCTTGATTCGGATAATGCTCTTGATGATAGGGTAAGCGATGGCAGTCCAAATTGGGAACAATTTACATTAAATAGACAACATCCTGAAGCTCGTAAAGATAATTACAAAGAAGAACTGATTATACTAACTCCTGATTCAGAACAAAGACGTGGTGGTTACCAGTTTGAAAGTGGAGTGCATTATCGTGGACACAAAAACTTATTTGCCCATTTAAGAAAATCAGATAGAGTAGAAGTTGGCACATCATCACCTGATGTGTATTTTATTGAAGAATTGCAATCAGATTTTCAACAAACAAGAAGGGAGTTAGGTGCGACAAAAGAAGAAACAGACGATCTTAAATTTAAGAACCGTATGAATACTTATGATACTGGTGAGATGATAGATGCGTGGGAAGATTTAGGTGATGGTGCAGATTTAGCATCATTTACAGCTACTACTAATGATGGTGAATTAGGTTGGAAAAAACTCGTTAAAACGCAAGAACAAAAAGATTTATACAAACAAGCAATGTTAACTCAAACAAATGCATATCAATTAGCTAACTTTCAATCTACTTCAGGTGATGTTAAGAAAAACGCTAGAGCGCAAATAAAAGAGTGGGAAGATAATTGGGATGTAAACCCTAAGAACCCTGATTCACCAAATTGGAGTGGTATGAGTAGGGATGATTATTATGAACTAGGTCAATATTTAAGTAAACATATAGATGCATTAAATAAAACACATCGTAAACTGGATAACCATTCACACACTAGCAGAACACCAATACAAGGGGATCGTTGGTACACAACATCTTTAAATTATGCGATTATGAAAGCTGTTGAAGAAGGTAAAAACACTATAGCGTGGGCAACGTCTGACCAAATATTAGATCAATGGAATCCAACTAGAGGTACAGATCACAATAAAAAAATCAACTTTAAAGAAAGCTATTCAAACACTTACGACAAAAAGCTACCTAAAATAGCTAAAAAACTAGCAAAAAAATATGGTGGTAAATTTGAAGTTATAAAAATTGATCTTGGTAATGGGAATTTTAGTGAAAACTATTCTATTCGTTTAACACCTGAGATGATTGATAACATGATAGAAGAATTCCCAGCAAACACAGAGTCAGGATTTGCTAGACCGACACATGGTAAACTACAACAAATACCTTCAGGTTTGTTACAAACTGACATTATTGAACAACAAGGACTATTAGCATGACAAAAGAAGAATTTATGAAGAAAGTGCTAGGAGCGCAATATTCAGAAAAGGAATCAGGTTTATTAGACAAAGTAGCTAAAAAAAATCTAGGCGCACAATATACTAAAAAAGAAATGGAAGGATTAATGGGTGTGTCTATGAACAAAGGTGGCACAGTAGTTGATCCTGATGGTGGGTATGGTGGCAGTCCTTATCAAAACACAGGCAAAAAAACAATGATTCCTTTTGATACAAATGTATATGGTGAACTAATTGCACCTGTAGATGTGAATGCGTTAACACAACAGTTTTATAGTATATTAGGTGACATACAAAATAAAACGGAGCAAGAAAGGGTAATACAAATCTTTCAAATGTCTGACGATGAAGGTAAAATCAAGTTTATGCAACAAATTGTTGACAACCCAAACATGGCTACTGGCTATGGTATACAAGATGAAGGTAATATGTACACAGGAGAAAATACACCGACTAAAAACTTTAGCAATCTAGGATTTAACTAATGGCATTAAATACATACACAACATTAAAGACAAGTATTGCAGACTTTTTAAACAGAGATGATCTTACGTCAGTTATACCTGATTTCATTGCATTAGCAGAAGCTCAGATAAACAGAGATGTTAGACATTGGAAGATGGAAGCAAGATCGAGTGGACAACAATCAAATGGCGATGAGTATATGCAATTTCCTGCTGATTGGATTGAAACGATAAGATTGCATTTAACAGGCACAGGAACTACAGTTGTTAACTTAGTTTCAAGAGATGCTATGGCTGACAAACGTGCAGCTAATGAAAATGCAACAGGTACACCAAGAATGTACACACACGCTGATGGGCAGTTTCAATTGTATCCTACACCATCAGTAGACACAGATTTTGAGTTACTTTACTATCAGAAGATACCTTCTCTTAGTAGTAACACAGATAATTGGCTTTTACTAGAAGCGCCTGATGTATACCTCTATGGAGCGTTATTACACTCAGCACCGTACTTAGCAGAAGATCAAAGGGTAGCAATTTGGGCGCAGATGTATAGCGCAGCAGTTGCTAGATTAAATGAAAGCTCTGATGATGCTAGATTTAGTGGATCAGGGTTAACACTTAAAGTGAGAGGATTAGTATGAGTTTTTCCAACTTTTTAGAAACAGAGATATTAGACCACGTATTTGCAGGTGCTGCGTACACAGCTCCCGGCACACATTACCTAGCGTTATTTACAGCAGTAGCAGATGGTGAAACAGGTTCAGTTACTGAAGTAAGTGGTGGTGGTTATGCACGTCAAACAGTAGCATTTACAACATCAGGTAACACTACGTCTAATAATGCGGCAGTAGAATATCCTACAGCGACAGCTAACTATGGAACAGTAACACACGTTGGTGTTTACGATGCTTCATCATCAGGTAACTTAATGGCTTATGCTTCATTGTCATCTAGTAAGACAATTGAAACTGGTGATGTATTTCGTGTGCCATCAGGTGATTTAGACATTACGCTTAATTAAGTAAATGCCTGTAAACAGAGTTGGTTATGGGTACGGAAACTACTCAGCAGGAGATTTTGGTACTGAAGGTGTAACACATGAAAGTGGTGCATTAACAGTAACAGCAACATCTAGTACTACTGCTGAAGGTGGTAAAGATGTGCCAAGTGGTGCATTATCTGTAACTGCAACATCATCTATTGCTTCATTTAGTGCTGATAGAGATAGAGAGTCTAGTGCTACAGTTAATGCTGTTGTAACAATTACAGCAAGTGGTGAAGATATAATCTATGAAGATACAGACGAATATGCATACGGAAGTGGTCTGTATGGTATGGAGGCATACACACAAGGTGATTTGCAGACGATTGTTAGTGCAACATCATCTACTGCTGTATCTAATGCATTAAGAGTACGTAGTGCTAGTGGTACATCAACTGTTACAAGTGGTGAATCAGCAGATAGTGAAAAGATATTTCAAGGTCTTGGAGCAAGTACTGCAACTTTATCTTTAACTGCTGATGGTGCGTTTACAGTAAATGTAAATCCACAGACAATATCTGCAACTGCAACAACAACACCAAGCATACTAAGAGTAAGAAATGCAACAGGTATAGTTTCAGCAGAGTCAGGTGAAATGACACATGGGCGAGAAAAATGGGAGTTAATAACTAATAACTCTGTAACGTGGACACAAATAGCGGCATAAGATTATGGCATTAATACCACTAGACATACCACCGGGTCAATACAGAAATGGCACAGACTTTCAAGCATCTAACAGATGGAGAGATGCAAGTTTAGTAAGATGGCATGATGGGTCAATGAGACCAGTTGGTGGATGGACAACTAGAAAAGCTAGTGCATTTGCATCAGCACCAAGAGCAATGATTTCATTTCTTGATAACTCTAGTGATGAATATCTTGTAGGCGCAACATATAACAAACTGTATTATGTAAACCCCTCTCACACAGTTTACGACATCACTCCTTCAGGTTTAACATCAGGCGATCTGAATGGCTCACTAAATTTAGGTTATGGTGGTGGTTTTTATGGATCAGGGAATTGGAGTTCAGAACCAACATCATCAGGCATATACCAAGAAGCAACTACATGGTCATTAGACACATGGGGT